ATTTAATTCTCTTTCTCTTTTTATAATAATCTTTTTCATACCTCCTTCAGAAGTGTCTTTAACAATGAATTTTATTTCTGGATACATCATTGAAAGTTCGTCTTGTATATGATTAACCATACTTCTAACATTTCCTGGGTCATCATCTGAAAATCCTAAAGAGATAGGACCGTATTTACCACTTTTTATTAAATCCCCCACTTCATCGTAAACTTGTTCTAAGAAATCCGATAACGCAATTTTTTTTGATTGTTCAGGACTTGACGCTCCCTTAGCAGAGTCTAATTTAAATTGTCTTCCGAATTCTTTTGAAGAAACTGGATAGTATCTTCCTTTATAGTCTAAGTAAATGTCTAATAATTGTTCATCACTACTTTGGTCTACTTTATAAAATTTTTCTCTATTCTCGAATTTTAAAACATTTTTTATGTTATTAATCATTCTTTCTTTATCTTCAGGAGATAAAACTAAATCTATAAAAACTTTAACTCCTTGTTTAATAATTTCAGGGTCGTGACCTCTTGCGGTTATTATTGAGAATGGACTTGCTTTTATTAACGCCTTTTTAAAAGATACAAAACTAGGTGATTTTCTATTTTTTCTAATTGCCTTTTCAGTATCAATTAAAAAACTTTCAGAACGAGTAAAATCTCTAAAAGCGTCACTATCTAATCCGACAATTGTTTTACCTTCAAACTCAAAAGGTTCTTTTCCAATCTTTTCTCTATAGATTGCAAAATCTTCAGTTGACATTCCCACAGAGTCTCCGTCATCTGTTTTCACATATAATTTTGTTGGCATTCTTAGGATATTATCATCCCAATCTAATGCAAATAATTTTAATTTTTTTTGTTTCACTTCTTCGTGTAAAACATTTTTTATTAAATTTCTAATTGACATATTAATAAATATCATATAATAAAAAAAAGGGAGATTTTAACCTCCCCTTTTTTAATTTTAGTTTAATTAGATATTCTCGAAAGACGCTCCGGTCGGAGTAATGTAGAACGTAATGTCGATAAATTCTAACGATTTTGTAGGTTTGATATAAATCTTACCCGTCATTTGATTTCTATCCAAATCAGCTGGGTCAGAAGAAACCGTTACACGGAAATCATACAAACCTCTATCTCTTCTAATAGCGTCTAATATTGGGTTAACAGCGTCTAAGAAATCTTGTCTTACTTTTTGGTCGTTTTGTTCAAACAATAATCTAACTGATACTGCCGAAATCAATTTACGAGCTTGTAACAACAATCTTCTTACATTGATTCTATCAAGAGCCGACTGTCTAATTTGTAAAGTTTTGTTACCCCAAATTACCGTACCAACATCAGAGAAGGTTGCGATTGGGTTAATTCTACCATTATACAAGGTGTCTCTATCTTCTTGAGTTAACTTTTTACGAGCCTTAATACCGTTTACTAAACCTCTTGTATAACCCGCAGCTGCGAACCAAGGGAATGCAATATTGTCAGTTAACGCTAAATTTCTAGTTACCTCAGCGGTTGCCGGAATGTAAACTTGAGTGTTATTAACAGTATCTCTTGTTAATACCCAAGGATAGTATGTTGCAGTGTAGTTTGAATCTAAACCAATATTATCCAAATTATCAACCGCTTCTTGTGGGTAAATTAAATCTAATTGGTCACCAACTGTAGGTACAAACATATTATAATCAGGAGTTGTACAGATATATAATGAATCCGCTCTATCGTTTTCAATCATATCAACCGCATCTTCCACAAGATTTGAATGATTAACATAATCAATACCTGGAGTTACGAATACGTTAATATTAACCGCTTCAGGATTTGCAAATGTTCTTTGTCCTAATTTATATGCGTAATAATCGGTATTAGCCCAATCAACGGAGTTATCACCAACCGTTATTTGTTTGAAAGCACCCCAACCAGTTGCTGTAGGATATTTTGGAGATGCGCAAGCACCGTTTCTATAACCTATTTGACCTAATACATATCTATCTGTATTTGTTCTAGATTCTCTATATATATCCCATCCATCAAAACCTCCATGACATAATAAAGAAAATTTACGAGCGTATAATCTATAGTAAGGATTACTTTCTGATTGTGGGTCTGATGTAAATTCTGCAGAACCAACAAAAAACGCTGGAGTTCCACTTGTTGTAAAATTATCTCCTATTGTAATACTACTAGCGTTTTTATCCATATGGAAACCTCTTGTCTTATAAAACCAATCTTCACCGGTAATATCATTACAAATATTTAACGGTAATTGTTTACCTTTATACGAATAGAAATCCACATCATAACCTACTGTATCTGAAATACCTAAATATGTTCTTCTAACATTGTCACCAGGAGACCTTGTAGCGTTGTCATTTCCTGAAGACGTTCCAAAAGGAGGGTTGTAAACAACTTCACCTGGGAAATCATATTTGGTTTTATAAATTGGGAATGGTGGTCTAACTCCCGCATATTCTCTAAATTGATACCCCTCAAAACCACAAGGTAATGAATCAACAGGAGCATCCTCGTTAATTTCTACCATAATGTATTTTGAGTTTAATTGATATTCACCATCTAATGTACCTATTTTTTTAGCAATAAATGCGTTATCATTAGGGTTCATATTACAATTTGTGAATTTTTCTAAAACAACAGGAGCTGAGTCACTATCAAAGAAATCTCTAACTATAATATCAAAAGTACCGTTGTTAAATGATATGTTTGCTATAGAAATTTTAACCTCTATGTTAGCAGCGTCCCCATCGGCAATTGTCATAAATTTAAATAATCTAAAAACTTTATTACCTCTTAGTTCAGAAACAACCCAAGGAGAAACTGGTGATTGATATCTTTCTAAATACCAAGCAATTGATGTTGGGTCGACCCCTTGTCTTGCGTTAGGTAATGCTGTCAAATCACAACTTAAACCTCTAATATATCCCTTTCTCCAACCATATATTAATAACGCTTGGAAATTTTCTTCTACAAATATTGGAGCTTCACTTCTAGGTTTTCCAAAGTTGGTAACCCCAAATACTTTTGAAAGATATTGTGAATCTGAATTTGAGAAAGAAGTTTCAAAGAAGAAATTTTGATTATCTTTATTTGTTACATTAACGCCAAAAGTTGCGACTGGATTTTTAGTTACCGCGGAATAACCACCACTACAATCCATACTAACTTGAGTTAAACCTGAAACTTCGTAAACAGGACCGTCATCAGTTGAATATGTTGCAATACCTCTTGAACGTAAAGTTGCAATTACTAAATCATCATAATCTAAAAACGCAGTTCCTTTATAAACAAAAATTTGTCCGATTAAAGTTCCAGTATAACACTTAACAGGTTTTACTGTTGTTGTTGAAGTTGTAGTTGTTGTTGTCGGGTTACAAGGATTAGTTGTGGTTGTTGTTGTACTTGTACTAGTTGTTGTAGTAGTTGCGGTAATTATTTCAGTTAAACCAGTAACAACAGTCCAAAATGAATATCCCATATAAGCGCCTCCACCAATATTATCAAATAAAGCATAATACCAAGGGTCGTTATTTGGGTCTGAAAAATTGGCCGTATCAGAATTTAAATCATCAACATTAAATACATTAGTTTCTGCGGTAAATGTCGTTTTTAACGATTCATAAGTGTCTCCTGAAATTGTACCGTAATAGTAAATTGAAGTATCTTCTAATTTTGGTAATGTAGTTCCAAATGCGTCATCGTTCACAATATCGAATATCTGAGTTTTCATATTTTCAGATAAACTGGATTGAGAACCATTAAACTCTTCATAAGGAACATTTAATTTCGCTAAAATTTCTGCTGGTATTGTGGAACTAAAAACAATTGAATCAGGAGTATTTGTACATCCTGTAAAATCAACCGATATTGGTAAAACCAAATAATCAACACAACAAGGGTCACAAGGATTCGTTTGTCCGCTACAAATATTGACATCTGTTACTGAACTATAACATAATGTAACAGTTGACGGGTCAACATTAGCTTTCGTTGATATTGACCAAGAAGGACCCGCATCATATCCTGATAGTCCTAAAACTCTTGTAACAAACAATTGATTTGATTGTTGTAAATAAGCCTTAGCAATATATGCAGACTCATATTTAGGGATTTGTGTGTTTATAAATTTTTCAGGTGAAGTGTCTCCAAAGTATGACGAAAACTCATCATAATTTCTAATGAAGATAGGCTCAAATGCCGGACCTTTTAAGGTTTCACCAACGATTCCTAAAGTCGTAACACCAACACTTTGTGCTACAAAACTTAAATCAACTTCAGAAGTATAAACTCCTGGAGATACGAATACTTTACTGTTAGATGCCATTATTCTTTTTTAATTTTATTTTTTTTATTTATTATAGATAAATATTACAAAAAATAACAAAGTTCTTTACTTTATTCATAGTATTTATAAATTAGGTAGAATAAATTCTGCCTTTATTATCTTATGTCGACCAGTAATAAAAAAATAAAGAATTTAAAGATATCCATTGAGGTTCATGACTTACTAAAAAAGTATTGTGATAAAAACGGTATTAAAATGTATAGGTTTTTAGAAAAACTTATAGTTGAAAAGTGTAAAGAAAAAAAAGATATTTATGGTGAAAGTTAAATATATTCTATAAATAATTCTATATTAGACTCTAAATTAATATCTTGTTTATTAACTTCTATTTTTAGAACATCATTAGTGTTTATTTGTATTTCAGTAACATCGTCACCATAATAATTGTTATTTATATAAACAGAATACCCATTTAATAAATTTAAATTAGTAGTGTTACCCACTTTTATATTTGATGTATAGTTAAATTTTTCCGTTAAAATATTATTACCGACAACAAAAAGAAAATTAATAGTTGTTGGTTTTTCTTCATTTTCATTTCGTTTACTTCGTTTTAAAGATTTTTTATCAAATTCATAAATCTGTAATATTCTTGTTACCGCTGGCGAAACTTCAAACTCATCTTCATCTATTAAAAACCCTAACATAGTGAACTCATAACTTTGAATATAATATTTTCTTTTTTCGACATCCATTACAGATTCATCTGAAATGTTGTTCATTAAAATAGGTATATAATGACCCTTTATATTCGCATATGCTTGTCTAGATGAAAATTTTTCTAAAACAATTTGGTTAAATTTATTTAATTCTCTCATTCTGTTACAAACTATTTTGACAGAATATGTTATATCTATTGGGACTGGTTGAGGTATTTTATATATATCCATTCCCGCTCTTTGACCATCCCAAGTCGGAACTTGAGCATAAAAATATTGTCTTCTATTTGGTATTGTGTAAATTAAAGGATTACTTCCGTATTTTACTTCAGGATTTCTAACTATTGTGACAAAAGGAGGTTCAGTATTTTTATCTAAATTTTGAAAATTCCAAGTCTCCGTAAATTGAGCCCAATTTTGGGTTGTTATAATAACATCAACGGTTGGTACAAGTTTACCTGTAACAACTAATTTTAAATCATTTTTAACAAAATCTAAAAACCCACCATCCAAATCAGCATGTAATAAACTCTTAGGTAAATAAGTACCATCTTTATTAATCATATCAACCAATTCCTGTCTTCTTTCTAAAAGAATTTTAGATTCGGTTAAAGGTATATTTTTTTTTATTTTTTTAGGTAACGGCATTATTTTATAATCCTCTAAATTCGTTATTAACAACCGCAGAAGCCATTATTGTTCTATAATAAGGTCTTGTTCCCGCGTAATTATGTTTATTGTCAGACACAACTCTACCATCGTTATTTACGGTATAATATCTAACCCTACTCTCAGTTTCATAATATCCAATATAATCTCCAAAATTAATGTCGATACCCAATTCATCCAAATGTTTTTGATAAACAGAAACTTTTAAATTACCTGGTTCAAATTGATTTATTTTGCTATTACCAAGATTTTTGTTTTCGGGTGACATAATTTGAACATAACCTTTAAACTCAACAGGTGGTAAAAACTTAATACCATCTTCTACGGTCTCACCATACACATCATCGGTTTTTGTCTTCATTCTATCTACTCTGTATAATACCAAAGTAAAATTCATATCCCCGTGTAACCACTCTTCCCCCATTGATAAGTCTAAATCGAAATCTTCTCGACCAAAAAATTTGCCCAATCTCGTTATTGGAATTTTATTATTTGACATATTTATAAATACTTCTTATTATTGTTTTAATTAAGTTTATTAAAATATTGTGACTTCAGGTCTGACAAATAATCTTATCGAACACACCGCATTATCTTTATTGGATTCATATGATGGTGCAAATAATTTTATATTAAAATTAAAACACCAAAAAGATACTAACAAAAAGTTTTATCCCACTCGTTCACAATCAGAATATATAATTAACAATCACAACAAAACACCAAGGGTTGCTAAGAAGTGGGTCGATTTAGACCCATACTTCGCAAAGAAAATTGCCGATGAGAAATTATATACTGAAATACCAACTGAAGTTTGGGTTGAGAAGTTATTATCAGAAAAAGAAAAATCCTATCATATTTGGGGTAAAGTTTTTTCGGGTGAAACAATACACGATTTTTGGTTACCCAAAGGAGCCTTACTAAAAACTCACACAACTAAAGTGGTCGAAATTGACTACTTTAAATATTCTCATAGACCACCCTTAAATCATCAAAAAGAGGCGATAGAAAAATTGGTTGGTTCTAAAAGATTTATATTGGCGGATGATATGGGTGTTGGTAAAACTACCTCAGCGACTATCGCCGCTTTAGAAACAAATGCTAAAAAAGTCTTAATTATCTGTCCCGCATCTTTAAAGATTAATTGGGAAAGGGAGATTAGAAACTATACGGACAGAAGTATTTTTATTTGTGAGGGTAAAAACTTTTCATTAGAACACGATTTTGTAATTACTAATTACGATATCCTTAAAAACTTTTATGATTTAAAAGATAAAGATAATTCATTTATTGGTAAGTTTAAACCTGAACTTATTATAATTGATGAGGCTCATTACATTCAAAATGGCCAAGCTCAAAGAACAAAACTCGTAAATCATTTTTCTAAAAAAGCCGATACTCTTTGGTTATTAACAGGAACACCAATGACAAACAGACCAATGAATTATTTCAATTTACTTCAACTAATTGAAAGTCCTGTTGCTCAGAATTGGATGGCTTACGCTATCAGATATTGTCAAGGGTATCAATTTAAAGCCGGTAACAGAAAGATTTGGAATGTATCAGGAGCGTCTAACTTAGAAGAACTAAGAGATAGAACTTCAAAACAAGTATTAAGAAGATTGAAAACGGAAGTATTGGATTTACCTGAAAAGATTATTACCCCCGTTTATTTAAGGTTGAGGTCTAAATTATATGAAGGGTTAATGGGAGAATACTTTGATTGGTATAGAACAAAGGGTGAGGAATCAAAATCGCTAACAATTCAGTTTACAAAACTTATGAAAGTAAGACAAGTAATTGCTGAAGAAAAAATAGAACATACTATTGAACTTGCTCAAAACATAATTGACCAAGAAAAGAAAGTTATCATATTCACAAACTTTACAGATACTTTAAATCGTATTGCCGACCACTTTGGTAAACAAGCGGTAAGATTAGACGGAAGTTCTTCTAAACCACAAAGACAATATGCGGTTGACCAATTCCAAGAAAACGATAAAATAAAAGTATTTGTTGGTAACGTTAAGGCGGCAGGAGTTGGGTTAACATTAACCGCGGCGGAATCGGTAATCATTAATGACCTATCATTTGTTCCTGGTGATTTATCTCAAGCCGAAGATAGAGCGTATAGATATGGTCAAAAAAATAATGTCCTTGTTTATTACCCAATATTTGAAAATACTATTGAGGGGTCAATATATGATATTGTAAACTCAAAGAAATCTGTAATTGAAACTGTAATGGGTGACAATTTAGATAAAGGTGATATCGTAGAACAGATTATGAATAAAATTAATTCAATAACATAATATTTATTATAAAATAAATATTTGTGAAAAGTATATTAGAAAAGACATCAGTTTTATTAGAACAAATTCAAAAGTCAGAAAGTAAGAATTTCTTATTAACCGAAATGAAAAAAATCGGTATTGAAAAATTACCTTATTCTTATTCTTCTTTAAAACAATTCATTGATTCTGAAACAATGGATATTCATTATAACAAACATTATAAAGGATATGTTAAGAAATTGAATGACGCTTTATCCAAAAAAGACTATGGTGATTTAGAACTTGAACAAATTGTAAAATCAATAAGTAGATTTCCAAAAGTTATTAGAAATAATGCGGGAGGAGCTTTTAACCACGCTTTATTTTGGAAGATGTTATCCCCAAAAAAACAAAACCCTTCCGATAAACTACTTGATAAAATAAATAAACATTTTGAATCGTTTAAAAACTTTAAAACAAGGTTTGAAGATGTTGCACAAAAAAGATTTGGTTCAGGATGGGTGTGGCTTGTTTTAACCAAAAAGGGAAGATTAAAAATTATGTCAACTCCTAATCAAGACAACCCACTAATGAATGTTATTAAAAGAGGTGGTTATCCTTTACTAGGTTTAGATTTATGGGAACATGCTTATTATTTAAAATACCAAAATAAAAGGGATGAATATATAAAAGGTTTTTGGGATTTTGTTAATTGGGAATTTGTTAACAAAATGTATGAAATGAAAACCAAAACAACATTAAACGAAAATTATTTTAGAAGAATTATTTTGTCGGAATCGGTGGATGAAAAATGTAGTACAAGAGAAAACTCTTTTTATAGAGAGTTATTTAACAAGTACCCAAATATTAAGAAAGATTTTAACGAATGGATTGAGAAAACTTTGTCTGAGGTGTTTCCTGACAACTATTATAAAAGAAATGAATATGCTCCAGGGACATTAAGAGGTTTATACGATTTTATGGGAGAACCCGGTCGTTCAATATTTAATAGAGTTAATACAAATTATACCTGTTTTTGTATCTTAGTTAACGACATAAATAAAGTTCTTTTCACAATGAAGAAAAGACCAATAACCTTTAATGTTGAAAACAATGATGAACAACTTACAAGATTATTAAACGCAATAACTTATTTTAAAAATAGAATCTTTAATCCCGAATCATCAACATTTAAATCGTTAATGGATACCGTTAAAAAGACAGGTGGTTTTGGTGATACTAACGAAGACTATGTTGTTAAAAAATTAAAAGAAAGACTTGGTAACGATAATGTTAAAAAGATTGCTAGTATTGGTAATCTTAGTGATACATTACAAGGAGTTGATTGTGAAATTATTTATAATGGAAGTAAAAAGACCGCTCAAGTTAAACCTTTTAAAGATATTAAACTTGACGGGGATAAAGTTAATTTTATCGAAACTGGTGGAGTTAAGGAATATGAAACAGATTGGTTAATATTCACAAATAGAAAAAAAATATATGTGTTTGATAATTCAAATACCGAAATTGTTGAAGGAAATTTTGTCTTAAATAAGAGTGATTTAGTTTTTAAGATAGATTGATATTTATATATAAAGAACACAATTATGTCAATCATTGCAGAACCAGAAAGAAGCGATTTATATCGTAAAGTTAGACACTTATTAGGTGCTCCTTTAAGGTCTATTGAATTAGAGGATGAACAAATGGACACTCTATTAGAATTCTCAATAGACGATTATTCGCAATATGTCCAAGATTGGTTAATTGAATCTCAATGGACATCACTTTATAATTTAAATTTAGATACTCAATCTTTATCTAAAGCATTTACCACAAAAAGTTTAGATTACGAACAAAGATATACTTACGCGTATTCGAAAATTGTTGGATTGCAAGCGGGAGGAGATTCTGTTCTTAAAAAAGATTACATACAATTAGTTAAAGGACAACAAATGTACGAAATTCCTGCCGGTAGAGAATTAAATGAATTATTATGGTTTACTCCGGCTGAGTTAAATAATTTATTATTTGACCCTTGGACATTTGGAGCATTAGGTGGTGTTGGTTTGGGAGGACCCGCTGGTTATTCTCAGTTTGGTTATTCGGGCTCATATTTTATGATGCCTGCCTTTGATATGTTATTAAGAATGCAAGAGATTAATATACAAAGAAGAATTATTGCGGGAGAATTAACATATAGAGTTACCGCACTTCCTGAAGGAAAGAAGGCAATTCACCTTATGAATGTACCAGGTGGTAAATTTGATTTTGGAAATTCTACATTAATGAGAGGTAAGGTTTGGTATTGGTATTATGAGGTTGATGGTCCTGATAGAGATAAATGTTTGAAGGACAATCCTGATATTATTAGATTACCTTCTGATGTTCCGTTTGAAAAGATTAGTTGGGCAGACCTTAATAACCCAGCACAACAATGGGTTAGAAGATGGTTTATTGCATATTGTAAAGAAACCTTATCAAAGGTAAGAGGAAAATATAGCGGTAATTTAAAAACTCCTGATTCTGAATTAACAATGGATTACCAATCTTTAGCGACTGAGTCAAAAGACGAAAAAACTAAATTAATTGAGGAATTAACAGGTGCTGAGGGTAGATTAACAAGATTAAGACCTGAAAAAGTAATGGAGCGTGAGGCGTTACTTGCGGAAAACTTAAACAAACAAAAGAAATTTACCGCAATGCCAAGACAAATTTATGTAATATGATAAAATCGACATTGGTTAGGAAAAAAATTGGTGATAAAACCTATAATATTAAACAACATAAAGAGATTGAATATTTTGAGAAACTTATTCCGTTAGTGCCTGAGTTTTTAAAAAAAGTCGTAACCGAATCTTCGTATAAAACAAATGGTGAAGATTTAATTTTAATCAAAAATGCCGAACATTGTAATTTAGTTTTAGACAATTCTAAATCCGACCACCTTATTATTAAAGTATTAACAAACGTTACCATAACCCCATCTATCGGAAAGATAGATGAGTACTATGATGAACTTAATATAAGTAAGGGTGCTTGTGTTGAGATGGTTTTAATTGAAAACAACTGGTATATAATTTCGTCCGATGGTATTAAGTTGGATTAAATGTATTCTTCCCACCCTTCATCAGCCAATTCATACATATAGTTAGGGTCAATACCTCTTTTCTCCCAATACTTAACTTCCCCTTCAGATAATTTTAAAACTTCTTCTAAAGAATCTTGGTCTTCAGGTTCAAATGGGTGTCCATTAATTAATTCACATTGGTCTTTTGTAAATAACCCTCTATCTTCAGGTTTGTCAACAAGTAAACTATCTCTAACTTCATCTTTAAATACCACAAGTAATGGCTCAATCCTTTTATTAAATGTTGTTACCGCTCTTGCAACATTATAATCACCTGTCATACCTGGATTATTTTCTAATGTTTTGGCATCTAACATATAACAATTAATTTGAATTTCTTTTGTTGGTTCAGGAACTTTTTTACCTGCTGCCTCAAGTTCAGTTATTTGTTTCTTAGTTAATTTTTTTGTTATCTTCTGAACATCCCCCTCTGAAGCCTTTGTCCCGTTATTTACATAATAGATAACGTCACCCAAATTAACATTTAACTTATGTTGTCTTGCTAATTCCATATGTGCCATCATCGACATATCACCACCCGCCTTTGTTTTTTGTTTTGACCTTTTGATATAATCATCCATACTAAGTTTTACTTTCGCTCTTTGGGCGATTTTCATTAGTGGGATTTCTTTATTGTATATCTTGGATAGGTATTCGTAATACCACTCAACAAACTCCTGACCTTTACCCTCAAGCAAGTATTTAACTCCTTTATCTAAAAAGTCTTCAATATATAGTGGAAGTTTTTTTGATTTAATTGTATTACCTGTTAATTTGATTTTACCTTTTGCGTCCATAACCGCGTAGTTTTTACGAGCAAGATTAATACAAGAAGGCCAAGTTCCATCGGTATCTAATGCCATCTCACCTCTCATAAACATATCGTTAAATTCTGCAACATCAGCATCATCACCCTTATACTCTTTACCCTTTTTAACTTTCCAATTATTACCTTTACCAATATAAACTCTATTCTCCACTCCATCAGGTTTTGAAAAATTGACCCCATCGGTGTCCATTACTAGCGGAGTATAACCTTTTTTCATAAAGAACTTAATCATCATTCTAAGATATTGTCTTCCCGTACAAGTAATCTGTTCTCCCATAAACATATCTCCCCAAGCAAATACTTGTGGTGCTGATAAAGCCCCGAACATTGAGTTAATGAAAATCTTAATAGGTAACTGTTTACGGTCATAAGATAATGATTTTTTCTTATCTTTCTCATACCATTCCCCCGCTAAGTTCTTATACATAATACGAGTATTTCTGAAATAAGATAACATTCCTTTCATTGCTCCTGTAACATCACAATCAGGGAACACGTCATGAACTAATTGAATAGATGGGTATAGTGAAGAATAATCTAGTTTTAATACTGACTTTGAATATCCTACTTTTAGTAATCTTGATAATCCTCCTACAAAGTCCGCTTTTTCTTGTTTTTTAGGAATTGCTAATTTGAATTTATAAGACCAAGCTAACATCAACATCTTCCATAAAGTCGCAGTTCCCATAGTAGAAACTCTCTCGTAAGTTGTTGGTACCATTGACGCAAGTAAGAATGTCCCTTGATTAAATTCATCATCGACTAATAGGGTTTCCTCCAAATCGTCATCAAGATATCTCTCAACAATATTATCCCCCGTTACTTTTATATATGTTCCAGGAAATCTTGTATCTAAATTATCGAACTCAGGTTTATCCGCTCTTTTATATTTTCCGTTTGTAATGTTTAACCAATACTCATTCTTATCACGATACATTGCACCAATATCTTCATGGGGAATATAAACACGGTCAGGTGCTTCTGCCTCAATATATTGTGTAATATATTTAAGACCCGCTGACTTAATACTTGAGTTAATAGCTTGAGCTCTTCTAACCGAATGTAAAATATCAATAACATTATAACCCCACATTCCAACCTGATTATATTTCTCAACCTCATTGGCGAGTTTAAGTAAATTCTCACTTTGTTTAATATTGTAGTTCGGATTTAATGTTCTACATATCTTTTTAATATCCAAATGTAACGCCTTACATCTTTCAAATATCCAATACCAGTCGAAATTTGCGGAGTTATAACCACCAATGATTGTTGGTTTTATCTCATCTATAATTCTAAAGAACTCAACAAGTCCCGCTCTTTCTTGCTCTTCATCGGAACATTCAATAACTTTTTGAAATCCTTTATTTGTTTTTAATCCAATCATAAAAATACGACCGTCTTTTGGTTCTAATGAGGTCGTCTCCAAGTCAAATACAAACCTTGTGATGTCGTTGTATTCTTCATATCCTTTAAATAAACGTTTTTCTTTTTGGATTAGATATTGTTCTACTGGAGGTAGAACCATTATTAAATCTTTTGTTCTTTCTCCCCAAGGGTCTGCCCCACCATCTCTGAAGAATTGTATGAGTGAACGGTAACCTTTTAAAGATTTAACCATAAATTTAAGACCATCTTCCAATCTTTTATTTCCTTTGGTCTCAAGTTTCTCAATCATAATTCCGTATTTGGACATAGCCTCTTTTTGTAGTGCTTTTGATGATTGATAAAAATTTATCCCTTTAAGGTCTCCGACCCAAGCAAATGCGGTAAAATTATCTTTCTTGATAATCTTTCCTTGTCCTGGTGGTTCTTTTATTTTATAAATGGAATCGGTTGCGTAATCGAATTCTATCGCAACAATGTGTTCTTCGGGGTCATTACCCTCTAAGAAGGATTTGATTTCTTCTTGACTAATCATAATAAAAATTTAAAGTGGTTTATTCGCTCTCAAACTATTTGAGATTTACCTTACCTAAATAAATATAAAATTAATCTAATGAATTGTCAAATAACTTATGATATTCCCCACCTATTTTTTAAGAAGGTTATTATTTTACTGTGAGTATCAATTGAGTGTATTGTATTAAAAATTATTAATTCCCCAAAATAACCTTGATATAATTCCTCTACAATACTATTGGTTGGATTTACTCCTCCTAAAGAAAAATCAATTCCTATTGTAGTTCCTGTTGTAACGGTTGACTGAGTCATCGCGGTTGTCTGTATTCCATTAACATACGTAAAAACGGAATTGTTTATTAAATCTCTAGTGTCTTGAGCCCTAATTGAAAAGATTCTTAAATTTTTTGACTGAAGTTCGGTTTCATCAGAGTTAATCTCAATTGGTACATTTAGTATTGTGTTATAATTATCTGTTTCTGTTTTTAAATAAATGTCTTTATTATCGACTACCGCAATATATTCTACATTTGAAGTTCTTGGTAAAGGTAAATATAATGGGTCATCGTTTAATATAAAATTTAGATTACTTGAAATATCAGCAGTTCTTCCCGATAACGGTTTTACTACAAGATAAAGAGTAAATGAATACCCACTTGTAGACATAAAACTAATATTTTGATTCGTTGTATAATAACTACCATCACAAGTCGCAACACAAGGAGGTGGCCAGCAAGAACCATATATTGCGGGAAAATAAAGTAAATTTTGACCCCCCAAAACATCCCAAGTTGGGGCACAATCGGTCGCAGCGGTAATTGCTGAATAAGTTTCCGCCGTGTATTGTCTAATTTCAGTAATTGAAGTTCCTGAAGAAGGTGATGACGGGGTTAAATAACTTGTATCAAACACCTGAAAATAAACCGTTGGGTTTAAAGTTATCGGGTCAATACTTCCTCCGTAATCAACACCACTTAATGAACTAAAAAATAGTCTAGACATTATTATGTATAATTTAAACCTTTATTCCAATACATATTTGTTCCATCGTATGTAAAAGATAGAATATCAATTGCGTTTGCCGTTGCGGTTAAACTAACTAAACCAGCGCCACCATTAACAACTTTATGTGTTGCTGAGCCACCGTTAACCGTTCCTAAAGTTACCGTTCTATTTCCTCCCGAATCTTGAGTTAAAATAATTGTTCCGTAATCACCATTTCTAACATTACTTAAATTTAATGTTGTGTTTGCGGTTAAGGTTAGTTTATAGTTTGTACTATTACCACTTACATTCCACGTAACCGCAGTTGATGATGGTTCGGAATAAAAACTGGTTGGGGAAGAAGATAGTGTCATCGTTCCTCCACTAGCATTTGATGTTTGAGATATGGAAATTCCTGTTCCTCCTGATAATGAGAACCAAGTTGTATTTGACGTGTTTGATGCTCCACTATATACTCCTAAAAAACTATTTGTTGAACCACTTAATAGAGGTAAAGTTAACGCCCAAGCTGGTTTTGGAGAGCTAGCTAAATCTGTTGGAGCGCTAACAGTTATGTAGTCATTTACCGATGTTCCGTCAGCATCGTAAAATCTTATTTCTCTTGTATAAACACCACTCCATCTTCTATTTGTTGCTCCTAAATTATAAGTATTATTTGATTCAGGTATAATACTTCTTGTGGTAGTTGTTCCTGTAATACCTAATGTCGTAACATTAATTGTCTGTAAAGTTGTATTTCCTGTTACGGACAAAGTACCGTTTATAAATGAGTTTCCTTGACTTGTAAAACCGTTTCTTACTATTAATTCGTTTGGCATAATTACTTCCCCTGTCCAGTAATGTTTATTTTATTATAAATATATTAAAGTTATAAATATCTATATTTTGTTACGTTGTAGTTTTGTAAAACTTCTGATTGAGATAATGTTTTTCTATATATTAAATGTTGATTTAAATTTCCCGGCCAAGATAATTGTATTCCCGAAGGACCGGCGGAAAAATAACCTCCTGTATATATTTGAGCCGCGGCAACTCCGGCTATTGTTGTTACTAATGTTGTACCACTACCAAACACAACTCCATTAACATAAATTATTGAAGTTCCGTTATCAAAAGTTGCCACAATATTATACCAATTATTTAAAACAGGAATTAAAGTTGATGTTGATAGTAAACCAGTTCTATTAGTGCCATTACCCCACTCAAAACCTATTCTATTAACATTAGATGGTAATGAAGTCCTATTATCATAATATAACCAAAAATGACTATCAGTTGATTGGATTCCATTATTTATTAAAGTATAGATACTATTAGTAGATAGTGTTGAGAATGTACACCATATACTAAAAGTTGCATTTGTAAAATTTCTATAGATTGCGTTTGGTGAGACTCTGGCCGCATCATCAGTACCGTCAAAAATAAAAACACCGCCATTATTTGAACTATACGTTACCCCATTTAGTAATGTGGCGTTGTTACCATATCCACTAATATCTCTCCAAGTTGTGCTTGTTTTATCAAAATAAGAATTGGGAGAACCCGCATCTAAATATAAAACTAACTCCTCTTTAACTATTTTTGGACCTTGCCAATTTCCTACTGTACTCATATTATTGTTACATCAGTCCATTCTGAAGTTGATAGTATGTTTAAAATTTCTTCATAAGTATAAGGACCTTCTTTAGTTGTTAAACTATCCACTGATGAAGGAATTCCTTCGGTGTCCCATTTAACAAATGTTTTATCACCATCAACACTTTTTCTAACCGTGTCAATTGAAGTTTCACATACTTGTGTAAAATCTATTAATTCTAATTCAGATACATTAAATATCATAAATTTTCTATTCTCGTATAATTGTGTTTCCATATTAATTAAATATATCTTACTTTAGTTGAGTTATAATTTTGTAAAACTTCAGAATCACTTAATTTTCTATCATATAATTTAATGTTAGATATCTTACCAGGAAAATATTGTGACGATGGACCGCTTGCGATAACAACATTTGATGAATTTTCCGCAGGACCTACTAAAGGGTTTCCTAATGGCGAAGTTAAAGATGTTACCGTTTTATTAAGTATTCCGTTTTTAAAAATTTTAATAGAGGTTAAATCCATAGTTACTGATACACATATGAATCTATCTAAATCTGTATTTTCTAATGTTATTTGTGTGGATGATGTAACAAGATTAGACCCATTTTTAATCCCTAACCCAATAACTTTGGGGTCAGAACTTAACACCCCTCTAAAACAATGTAATGACCACCCATTTGTGTCCCATCCAGCGTTAGCTCCTTTACTAATTAAATTAGGATATTGATTTATGTTTGCAGGTCCAGACCAACTACTTGGAACATTAACCCAAATCTCAACGGAAAATGTCCCACTAGTAAAAGAAAGTGATGACAGATTACCTAAATTAACATTTTCATTGGTACCGTCAAAAGAAAAAGAAGTTCCACCTGTTGTTACAAATAAGGGGGTGTTGTTTAGTTGACCAATAAACCCATTGGTTGTTAAATCATACCAAGTATTTCCGGTTTTTGGATACGAAAGAGTATTAACCGCGTCTAAGTATAATACTAATCCATTTGTAACTATTTTTGAACTTACAATACTTCCGCTCATAATTGAAATCTCGCTTTTGTCGAATTATAGTTTTGTAAAATTTCTGATGAAGATAAGGCTCGATTATACATCGAGACTTGTGATATCCTACCTAAAAACGTATTTCCTCCGATTCCTCTTGTCGCTATTTGAAATGGTTGTGATGAATCTAATATAACAGGACCACCACTTGATGTTGAGGTTCTTAAAACCCCATTTAGATATAACTTAGTGGTTAAGTTATCATAACTAAATGTACACATTTGCCAAACACCTATAGATAAATCAGGTCCAGTAAGGTCTATAATATTTGAGGTCGGCCTGAAGACACATCTTAATTTTCCAATACTAACACCCATTTCCCAACCAACAGTGGCTCCACTAACAACTTTAGATACTATCGGTCTATAACCTGTTGTCGCACCAGTACTCGGTAAAAAAATCCAAGCGTTTACCGTAATGTTATTTCCAACATCTAATATTGAATTGTTTCCACAATTTACATTATCATCTGTACCATCAAAAACAATACTACCACCATTTGAGGTATTAAATGTTGAACCACTATTTAAAGTACCAGTATTAGTACCAATACTTAAATCATACCAAGTATTTCCGGTTTTTGGGTATGACCTAATATTTGCGGCATCTAGATATAAAACCAATCCATTTGTTACTATTTTTTGTCCGTAACTAAAACTCATATACTTCTAACTATTGTTTTTAATGTCCAACCCGTTGTTGTTGCCGAACTACTTAACACCGCATTATTTCCTGAAACCGCAACTGTGAAAGTAACTCCAGTTGTAACACCAATATCGTTAGTTGAAACCTCAGTAAACTGAGAGCTTGACCCACTCCATATTGACATTATCGTTCCCGCTCTAGCACCTGTGCTTCCCGTACTAATTAAAGTATAATCAAAAAACGCTCCTGTATAGGCACTTGTCGGTATTGAATAAACCGTGGTAGTTCCTGCGGTTAGACTTGTTCTTGTTGTTGTGTTTAATGACGGAGCTAAATAATTCCGCGCTAGTTCCATTTCCTATAACCGAAAATATTGGTGACGATGTGCTATTACCTGAACCAATAACTGTTAACACGTTCTGACCTGTTCCAGAAAAATATCCCGTAGTACCTGTAAACGCTCTCACGTTTGTATTACCCGTAACATTTAATGTTCCTGTCATTGAGGTATTTCCAGTTACATTTAAATTACCGTTAATTGTTCCCGAACCTCCTGTAAAAGAAGATATTATTGTATTTCCGGTTATATTTAAACTATTTCCTGTAACGGATGTTAAAATAGTATTTCCTGTTACAGTTAAATTACCGTTAATAGTTCCTGTTCCCGCAGTAAATGTTTGTAAATTTGTATTTCCGGTTACAGTTAAATTTCCATTAATAGTTCCACCTGTTATATCAAATTTATTATTTAATGATGTTTGTAGATTGGTAACACCAGAAATAGGAATATTTATTAAACCCAAACCACTACCATATATTGTTCCTCCCGATATTGTTGTCGCGGTTAATCCTTGACCTATCGTAGTATCTCCGGTTATTGTATATGAACCGTTTAATGTTTTTGAATTAACCCATAAATCATATCCGTTATACCCACTAACTGTTAATAAATCTCCAACAGATTTATTTGTAATTCTAGCATCATGTAATTCATCTAATTCATAACCATTTTGAATGGAAACATATATAGAACCTGTTGTTGCGTTTGAAACAACTACCTTACCAATTCTAACATCATGGTCAGGGGCTTGTGGCTTTGTTGAAGTTAAGGTTCCTCCTGTATAAAGATACAATGGCGTTCCTGCGGTATAAGAAGAGGTGTCAAGACCTTCTAATACACCCCCAACAATTACATAACCATTATTATTGTTATTTATTTGAGTCATTGTTAGACCAACAACTGCTGCGGATGTACTATCTGCCGTAAAACTTGCCAAAGTTATTGTGGGTCTTTGTCCTTGTTCTCCGTTTATATAAACCGCACTTCCTTTTGGAATTGGTGAACCAGTCTGATTGTTAACTCTCACAACTAATTCATGTCCCACTTTTAGTTGCACACCGGCATTTTCTGTATCAACCTCTAAAGTTTTTAGAGCATCATTCCAATGAATTCTTCCTTCCTGATGAGTGGTATTTGCGGTTATATTAAAATCAATATAATCAACTGTTAAAGATGTTGCTGAAATTGTTGTTGCGGTTATCCCACTTTGAAATATTGTTTCCCCAGTTACAGTTCCTCCTGTAAATGTTCCTCCACCCGAAGCAGTCACTCCCGTGACATCAAAAGTACCACCGGAATTATTTGTAAATATAATTGTAGATGAACTAGCACTATATGTACCTCCGGTCACATATATATCTAAAGGCAAACCTAAGTATGTTGATGCGGATATCGTAGTTGCGGTTAATCCACTACTAAAAATTGTATCTCCACTAACCGTTCCTCCAGTAAATGTTCCTCCGCCAGTTGCGGTAATTCCTGTAACCGTGAAAGTTCCCCCACTATTATTTGTAAATGTTATTGTTCCGGCAGAATACGTTCCACCAGTAACTTTCGTATCAAATAAAGGAATTTCAATATCGGATATTGTTCCGTTATTTGTGATTGTTCCTCCACTATTTATAACATCTCCATTAACAACTACTAACTGACTATTAGTTTCGAGTATTAAAGTACCCTGAACTATTATATCACCATATATGAAATATTGATAATTTGAATTAACGGTAACGGTATCTCCAGTTGGTATTAACCATTGATTTCCCTCATTTGAAGTTATTCCTGATACAGGAAATGTTCCACCACTATTATTTGTAAACGTTATTGTTCCTCCAGAATAAGTTCCCCCCGTAACATAAACATCTAAAGGTAGTCCTAAGTATGTTGATGCGGATATTGTTGTTGCGGTTAAACCTTGATTAAATATTGTATCACCTGTAACTGTCCCACCACTTAACGGAAGATAATCTGTTGGAAATGTTACTCCACTTAATATATAAGAAGTTAATCCACTTAAAGGTGTATTCTTTGTTGTCCCACTTGAAACGTCATAATTTACTATTACCAATAAATCGTCATTCGTATAACCACTTGGTTGGACACTTGGTAACGCCGATATCTTTATATTTGCCATGAAGTCTTTTTATGATATAAATATCATTGGATTATATTTGTTTATATAAAAAAATAAAACCCCAACAAAAATTGGGGTTTATTATTAAGACATTTTATTAATTTTTATTAAATTTTATTTAACCGTTACATTATATAAGATTTTATTTTCGGTTGATACTACTTCATCATATTTTACTTCTTTGTTTTTAACATAAATTGACGATTTATCAACCTCAAAAGATTTATCAAGATTTACCATCGAATATAATTTTTCTTTTAAATCTAAATAAGTCGAACCTTCATTGAGGTGAACTGTTGTTGAGTAGTTCAACAAGGAGTTTTTTAATTTTTCTACATTAATTCTTACTGTTGTTATCATATTTTTTTATTTTTTTTTAATCCCACCAAACATAATCATTGAACGTTCTATACGAATCATTATCCGACAATTCTTTATAAGTTATTTCATTTTCAGAAACCAAATAAATATAATATTTATTATTTTCATTAATTATTAATACGTGATTATCATTACAAGAATCAGTAGTCCATATATTTGTAAAAGTGGTTATTTGACTATTTAATAGATTGAAATTGAAATCGTACAGATTTATTGTTATAAAATTAGTGATACTATCATTATAAACATACATAAATGTGGTTTCTCCAACACTTACAGAATACCCAGCCGAACCAATAGGTAAATTAAAAGTTGAGGTAAGACCGCTTTCAGTTAATAAACAACACTGAGAATTGGTATAATCAATATATAATAAATTACCTCTTCTTAAAAAATCTTCTTTAAATGAAGTTTGTGGATTATAAGGATTAACCGTACTACCTGTAAAATTACCTATTTGAAAAGAAGATGAGTTTGGAATTATATAATAAGTATCACCTGTGTAAGGTCTAAAATGATATAAATTACCGTAATATTCTACATTTCTTTGATACACCCCTGTCAAATTAATACCGTTAATAACATCTCCTAAAGTTCCGGTTTCTGTTATATGTATTAAACTCATTTGAGTATAATTAGTATCATCAAAAAATGAACCAACAAAACCATTTCCACATTCAACCATATCACTAACTTGAGGATTACTAGACATTAAAAGATTTGTGTCATGATAGTTTATACCTGAACTTGTAATACTTAATATTGAAACTTTTCCATCACCATTGTCGCAAGGAACAAAAATATTATCATTTAATGAAACATATGTTCTAATTGTTTTATCTTGGACTCCGCTATTTTGAAAAGTGAATGTTTGAATGTTTGTATCCCCACTTAACATGTATAATATATCACAATAACTAACGGAAGTTCCAATACCATTGTAACTTCCTGAATTATCATATATCATTAAACTAAAAGAATCCGAACCACCATTATTTGGATATAGATTTTCATTTGTTGTTAAATCAGGATAACCCAGATAATTTAACCTATTATGTGTTGTGGTATTTAATGTATTTGTGTTACCGTCATAATGTATTATTAAATAATCAATACTACTGTCGGAATTGTTCCAATAGATTTCAATCAATTTATTATTACCATAAAATGAATATCTATCTTGATTATAGATATTTGTTGTTAAATCGATATTTTGTAATAAATTACCATTTGAACCATCATATATTTTAATATATTCAAATGAACTTAAAGAATTATTATATTTTCTAATACGTATAAAATTACCGTCAAAATATGTTGAAAAATCCATAAACCCTGTTGAGTAGGTATAAACATCTCCAAAAGGAATTAAAGTATTATTATTTAAAATATTTAACGTAAATGTGTTGGCAGAAAGGTTTTGTTTTGCAACAATAATATTATTATTTGATAATACACCATCATAATCATCAACTGTAAAATACGCTTCATTTTCATCATCAGGACTAAGTGTAGTAATTTCTTTACCATTAAAAATTTTTAAAACACGATTATAGTAATCTTCAAACGTTGCGTATTTACCTCCTAAAATATTATAATCGTAATCACAATTACAATTAGTTTGATAACTTTCAATTACATTACCTTCTGAATCTATAAAAACAACCCATTGTAAATCACAAGTATTATCGTTTTGAAAATATATTGCGTAACCTGAATTTGTTATCGGATATAAATCATTTATATACCATCCCGTGCTATCGATTCCTAAATTAAATACCGTTGCGGTTAAATCACCATAATTTAAATTAACAATACCATTATTATTATTTGTGGTTGTTTTTGACACAAATACAAAAGATTTAACATCAACAGGTTGATTAATTGTTAAATCATAAGTGTAGTCATAAAACGGAACATAAACTTGATATGTTCCATAAGGAAATTCTGTTATATAATTAAACGGAATTGTCACATCACCAATATTTATTGTACCACCAGTCGATGGATTAAAAGTCACATTAGCAACTTTACCATTTAAATTATTACTCGTTATTCTAATTCCTATTGCCATTTTTTTATTTATAAATATTCATTTATTTTCTTTTTTATAAAAATTCAAAACCTAAATCATCAATTGGTAAATCAAAAACTCCTAAATCACCGTCAGGTATTAATACAAATTCTATATCACCTTCAGGAATAAACATAAACATCAAATCGTTTTGAGGTGCCGGTGTCGGACTTGGTGTTATTGTAGGAGTTGGAGTTACTGTAGGAGTTTGAGTTGGCGTTTCAGTTATATTTATTGTTGTCGTAGTAGTTGTTATAGGGATAATTGTTGTTGTAGTAGTTGTTATAGGAGTTTGAGTTGGTTCAGGACAAGTTGGACAACTTGGACACGGAGTCGTTGTTGTAGTTGTTGTATAAGGTCCGTTAACGCAACAAGGAAATTCTGATGTATAACAATTCTCATATGGTAAATCATCCGCGATAAATGACTCTTGAATATTAATAAAAAGTTTTTCTCTAATAGGTAATATTAAAACTCCGTCATCATTTCTTAACATAAACTGACCTTCATATCTACCTACTTTATTTGTATCTCTATTTGTAAATTGATAGTAAATATAATATTCAGGTTCTGCGTTTGGGTCAATAAAAGTTTTTTCTACAAATCCTGCGGGTCTTGAACTTATCTTAGCAACTCCCGTTTCAATATCGACCATTGAAAAGAAGATTGCTGATAATTCTATGGTTTTCATAAAATTATCATAATCGTTACGACCATTCTTTACGACCTGTAATTTTAAAAGTGGGAGAGTACTATTTTTTTTGATAAAAAAATCCATCTATCTTTTTATCATATAAATACTTTAATAATGTAAAATAAATAGATTAACTTTCTTTTCTTAATTTACCGTCATAGTGTTCAAAACGGTTATGCTCAATTGGTGTTAATAGTAATAAACCAGGGTTAATTTTACTTTTAATTGTTTCTTGATATATATGACTCATCCAAGTTTGTTCAAATGGTCTATCCCATTTTGTTTCTTGAAACATTTTTCTATTACCTTCTTTTGTTATAAAATGAGTCCAATTACAATAATAAATGTCACCACTAACATAAGGTAAACCTTTATAAGATTTAATATGTTTATATTTCGACAAAGGAGAATCGGGGTCTAAACCTTGCACAGGAAGATTTGGTTTATTTGGCCAATGTTTTTGTCTAAAATCTTGCGGAACATTATACCACGGCCAACAAGTTGAATTATCTCCGTAGAATTCCGTGAAGTTTATTTTTAAAAAATCAAAATTTTCTTTCTTTAAAATATCTAAACATTTTTGATATAAATTTGATGTGTATCTATTAAACCCATTTCTACAAGTTTCATTAGGTTTGTTTTGAAAAAACATATCATCTTCGCTCCACGCCATTATATCTAAATCAGATTCATTAAAATGGTCAGACACAAATTGCCTTCCACCACAAATTCCCAAATTATCTTTCTTTATGTGTTCAAAACCATATTGCTCACATAATTGTTTATATCTTGGAGTTGTTGATAAATCTGTTGAGTTGTCAAGTAAAAACTTTTTTGTTTTTGTTATAAAATCAGAGTCATATTCTAACATTGATTTAATTAATGTCTCAAACTGATTTGGTGAATTAAATGTAATAACATATAAACCAACCTTACTCGTATCAATATTTTTAATCTCTTGTCTAATTGGTTTTTCCGATTTGACGACCACAGAATCGTTTTTTAAATCCTCAAAAAATTTACCCATAAGACCATTACCTTCTATTTCAGAATAACTAAATGTGTTTGGGTATTTGTATAATAGAATTGTAAATAAACTTTCTTCAGTACCCATTAAACCATTGTTTAATGTCTCAACTAATAAATTGTAATATAGATTATTAATTTCGGTTATTGATTCTTTTCTACCACCAAAAAATCCTCCTCTAGCAACCTTATCAACTTTCTTACCTGAATAGTCATTCATCTTATCAAATTTGAACCCATGAATTTCGGTATTTGCTTCATAAGGAAAACAAACAAAGTTAAAGTTATTAACGTATTTTGGCAACTTCTCTAAAACTTTGTCGTGAGTAAAATAACCAGGGTGAACAGTGTTTGTAAGACCAGCATCAATCCAAAATAGATATTCGGAATTAAACCTATCAAGTATTTTCGCATCATGTAATAAAAACATCTTTGACATTACAAGTGGGTTATACATCTCAAGTTTTGCTTGAGTGGAATTTGTTAACCAACCTACTTGATTAAACCATTCTGGATTGTTTCTAATCTTTTGAATTAATTCATAATATTCGTTGGTCTTAAACCAAGATTGATATCTTACAATAAACTGTGTATTTTCTTTACCTCTATGTTCCCAAACAAATGACTCTAACTCGGGGTCACCGAATATAATCATATTATTTTCTACTTTAAGTAGTTCTGAAAATTTTTGTTTGTAATGCTCGAATGAACGAGACCACCCTTCAGAAAGACTATCTCTTTTTATATCCCAAAGACCCGTAACTAATGTAATCATAATTCAAACATATTATAAAAATATTTTATATTAGGGTCATTATGGTGCTCTCTTTTATACCAATCATCGAATTCCAATAAAGTAAAATTATTTTTTTCATTAAAATATAGACAAGACATTATTAGTTCTTCCATATATAATTGATTTTCATTTCTTAATAATTGTATTAATAAAGTTTCAAACTTATCACAAAATTCTAAAAATTTTTTTGGTGTTCCCCCAAAAAGACCTCCGATAATATGTTTAGACCTATCAAATTCTTTATAATAATGTTGGGGTATTTGTTGCGACCAAAAAAATTGTCCTTCATTATTTTTAGATAATAAAAGAATCTTATCTGAAGTTAATTGATTTAAATGGTTTAAATATTTTTGACTAAATAAACTTATTTTATAATGACCTTCTCGACTATTATCTTTTTGGTATTTTTCAGGAAAAATACCTCCATGAGATAATCCAGAGTCAATCCAATAAACCCTATCATAATTATAAATTTCATTTATGTTATATTTCCACATAAATTTATTATACTGAATTTCATAACATCTATCGGTTCTTTTCATCTCCTCCAAATTTTTTAATTTTCTAATCTCATCAAAATATTTGGTATTGTGTAAATCAAAAATTACAAATGATAATTGTTCTTGAGGCATTTTAAAATTATTATAGAATACATTTTTTAGATTTTCTATTTCATCTGATGAAGTGAAACAAACACATTTTGTGGGATTCATATTCAAAATGTTTTGAAGACTTATCCTATAATGATACTCTCTACTAGGTCTTCCGCCAAACTCAGTGCCCCAAAGATTTGAATAAATAGAGGTTATAAAAAGTGTTTTCATAAATTTAATTTTTTTATTATTTGAATCTTTTATTATATTTTTTGTTATTTAAATCCACAAAATGTGGGAGATGATAAGGCGCAAAATCTCTAGTCGGAGTTAATCTATTAAGTTTTTTTGAATTAATTATTCTATCCAACATATCTCCATCTTCTCCACCCCAACCAACATATTTTTCATCAAACCCGCCATTACCTAATATTAAATCTATATCACAAATAAAAACGCCACCTAATCCACCCGCTCTTCCGTTTAAAGGTCCGTATTTTTTTTCACCTGAATACGCATACCACCAATCTGTGGTTTTTTCATCAACGTTGCCGGTTTTAAATATTAAGTCTAAATCCTCTTCTTTTAGTTTTGCAGCATCAAAAGTCACAATATCCCCCTTTTCTAAATTATTAATAATGTTTAATATTTGTAAAAAATTAGATTCATTAAAAAAAGTATCGCAATCAAACATAAATACAAAATCAAAATTTTCATTTTGTTTTAATATTAGATTTATTTTTTCAGACCGTTTATAATCCCCTAACTCGTAAGGTATATGAATTGAATCGTAAATTACTTTAATAGGTGAAAAATCATATAGTTTGAATTCGCATTCAATATTATTTTTATTTAAAAATTCGGTTAAATCTATAATTTTTGGAAACGTAAATTTAACATTTCTTTCTCTGGTAGACTGACTTTGACCATCAGTCCAAAACAACATTGTTAATAATATTTTTTTCATAAATTTCCTGTTAATCTATCGCACCACCCCTTAGATTTACTATATGGCCAAACAACCCAATACTTTGGTTTAATTGTTGTTTGAAATTCTCTCCATATTTTACAATATCCGTCAGGGTCGGTCATCATTCTGTTTATTTCATTTATATCGGCATCTTTTCGATATATTGTCTCATCTTTTTCATTATGAAACGCTACCACCCAAAAATCATAATCTTTTTCAGGAACTTGATTAAAGTGAACATCAATACAATGTTTAAAGATTGATGAGAAACTTTTTAACCATTCTTCTTGAGATTCGTAATTATATGGATTAGGAGGGTAATTTTTATCTAAAGTATATTGTTGAACTCCTCTTAATGAAAATTTAATTCCTGCATACTTTTCATAATCTTCTAAAGTTCTTTCCTTACCAAAACCATACTCACCAAAATCAATCATTTCCTCACCATCCATACCGAATAGTTGTCTATTTAATTTGTGTGATTGGTCGTTCTTTTTAAACCACTCCTTGTCATCATCCCACTGTTTTGTACGATTCTTTCTTGTGTACTCGTGCCAAATTAAAACTTTATGAGGATGAAATAAATCATATCCATGAGTATAAGCTCTCACAGCAATTGAGATTTCTTCTCCGTGAAAATAGTAATTTGGATTATGAATAACTTCTTTTGAAAATTGTCCCAAAGTAAAACAATAGTGAGCGGAATAAAATCTTGTCGTAACTGGTTCGGTTAAATTTTTCCAATCTGGAATTGTTTCAGGTAAAAAGAAAACCGCTCCTTCAGGGATAAATCTATCAAATACCATTCTCCAAGGTTCATTAACTCTTCCATTTGGGTCATTGTCAGGGTCAAACGATGATACATATCCTGTTAATAATGGTTTTTTATAACCTTTCTTTTGAAGGTCTCTAACCATATTAATCATTTCAACATCCCAATTTGGAGCGAACCTCATGTGTGAGTCAATTTGTAATGTATATTTTTCGTTTTTATATAATTGTTGGACTTGATTTCTTGCCCAACAAACACCTTTTGATTCTGTGTATAAAACATTTAAAACTCTGAATCTTTTATCATTTTTATACTCTGATAAATCATCAAATTTATCATCAGGGTGATATTGTCTACAAATACCTAAAACTAAATTTTGTGGATTCTTTGCGTTTTCCAACATACTTTTAATTGTTGGAATTAATTGTGGGTCTCTATAAGATGCAATTTGAATAAAAATCTTTGACATTTTTTTATTTTAAAAATAAAAAAAATCAAATAAATATGAATAGATTAATAAAAATTAAGGACAAGAACCTGATACGCAAGGAGACCCTAAAGTAACTGAACAATCTGATACAATGATTGGATTTGTTCCACAATAATAAGATATCGTATTTTGAGTTACGGTTATTGGCGCTAATGTAACCCCAAAACAATCTGTATAATAAAACACACCATTTGTGATTGTACTTGCAGATACCGTAATACATCTACAAGTTGAAGTAGGTGTAGGAGTTGGGGTTGGAGTCATTGTGGGTGTTGGTGTTGGACTAACAGGGCAACCATAATATATGAATTTTTCACATCCACTTGATGTATCGACTAATTTAACAATGACTGAATCCGCACCTGTAAAAGATATATTCGCTGGTGGAGGAAAAGGGTTTGGTAATGACGATGGTAATTCGAATGATACGGTTGGTGGGATTGTTGTTGAACCCGAAATTAAAAAACAATATGTTAATGTTATATCACAAAGATAAACATCGTAAGGTCCTGTCCCTGTTGCTCCTGTTATTTCTATTGTTTGCATTTAATTATAAATATCTTACCAAGAAGTTATTATTACAATACCATTACCACCTCTACCTCCGGCGCCTCCAGTATTACTATATGCTCCTCCACCTCCTCCACCGCCAGAGCCATAACCACCATTACCTCCAGTTCCACCGGTAAATGTACCAACTCCATTATTTGTTGAACCCCCTCCTCCAGCACCACCTGTGGTTAAGAATGGTTGTTTTGATGTTGATAAAGAAGAAGGGTTTAAACTAATAAATCCAGAATTGGCCGTTCCACCATTGGAACCGAGACCTAAAACACCACCATTTACTCTTGGTATAAATCCTGACGAGTTTATTGACCCTCCAGAGTATACCGTAGCACTACTTTGAGCTCCACCACCTCCCGCACCTCCAGATGTTATACCCGTGATAGTAACGTCAACTCCAGCGGAAAGATTTTGACCTGAAAGACCAATTTGGCCACCAATTGAATTTACAATTCCCAAATTAGACAATAATCCGTTTGTCGATGTAAACGATGTCCCGGCAGTTCCTCCAGCAACCGTGTTAGGTCCGGCAATCCCACCTGAACCTCCTGTTGCCGCGGCGTTTCCACTGGCCAAAATAACATTTGCTGCGGACGCACTATTTGTTACAGAAACATATGATAATGAACCATTACCACCCACAGTTCCGTTTGTTCCTGAACCTCCACCAGGTCCTGAAGTCCCACCAGGTCCTACCAAAATATAAAGGTTATCCGGTATAAGGTTTGCGGTAAAAAATCCTGTCGTTACAGAAGAAGACGCCCCTCCTCCGCCACCTGTTGCAGGAGCACTACCACCACCTCTACCTCCACCACCACCACCTCCACCACCTAATACAAACAAGTGAACAAATTTACAATTTCTTGGTTTTTGCCATATTTGCCAAACAGTCGTTCCTTGAGCATAAAATACTTGTGTATTTGTTATATTTGGTAAGTTAAAAAAATCTATCATATATTAAAAAATTAAAAAGTTGTTATAAATACAATTCCATTACCTCCTCTACCACCATTACCAGCACCCTCTTCACCACCACCGGCACCTCCCCCACCACACCCAATTTCACCATTACCACCAGAACCACCCGTAGCGGCGGGACCTGCACCACCACCTCCAGCACCACCTGTTGCAGCAAAAGGAAACTTTGTTGATGAATACGTTAAAAGTGTTGGTCTTATAGTAATCAATCCATTTGTTCCGTCATTAGTAGGTGTTCCTCCTGCCGACCTACCTAAAACCCCATTTGCTAATATACTACCACCGGCACCCCCATTTGATGTACTTCTTCCGCCACCACCACCACCACCTGTCAATATGAAAGTGTTTAAAGCAGTAACAGTCCCTCCGGCGTTAAATCCTGGGGCACCACCATTTGCCCCTGAAATACCATTAAAACTTGACCAAGTACCTAATGATGATAAGAATCCTTCTGATGTTACAAACGCGGTACCTCCAGTTCCGGCAGTACCGCTGCCTACGGTTGATGTTCCTCTTGAACCTCCCCCCGCACCAACAATTCCTGATTCAATAATAACATTTGAAGAAGTTGTGTTTGGTTGTATTGAAATGGTCGAAATTCCACCTGAAGAACCGGCAGCATTTACACCTCCAGCTCCACCCATACCAACATTTATATATAATGTATCGGGTAACAAGAAAGAGGGAACAAATATTTTTGATATTGATGAACATCCTCCTCCACCACCTCCAGCAATTGATAGGGAGGTACTATTTGTAGAACCTCCTCCACCACCACCTCCACCTATTGCGGTTATAAAGACAAAATTTGTATTTTTTGGTTTTTGCCAAGTCTGCCAAACAGTTGAACCTAAACCGAAAAAAGTTTGATGGTTTGTTATTTGTGATATATTAGAATAATCAATCATTATTTAAATCCCAAGTCGGTGTTGGTGAATCACCATCAACTATGTAATAACCGTATGGTGGTACTAATTCTAAAGTATTCCCATCCAAATCAGAAAACCTAACAAATCCAATTTCACTATTTAAATCACAGATTTGATAAAATTGTCCTTCATAACCATATTCAAATTGACATAAACTATATTTCATAATATTGTATTTTTAATATTTACCCCCAATAACCGTTGCTTGCCATCCCGCAGAATTTGGTGCGGTACCAAGTGTGACATAAATTCTATCACTAGGTGCTAGTCCAAAATTTAGAGGTAATTCATAATTTGACTGT